ATCAAACTCTTGATGGTCGCGCTTATAAGTCCGTTGATAAGCAATGGACATTCACAATTGAACTGCTACAGGATTGGGGAGCTGCCAGCTCACTATTCGAAGCAATGTGGGCAGATGCCGAAACTGCACCTAACACCACACTTGCAGTTTCATTCACCGCCGTAACTGGCGCAGTATTTGCTTTCAATGTATTGCCAATCTTCCCAGCAGCAGGTGGCGCAGCTCCAGGAGCGCTAACTGATACTTGGACGATGACAGTCGTTGGAACACCAACAGAGACCTTCAGCTAAGAGATCGGAGCATCGGGAGCTATGAAGTCGCAAATAACAATTGAATATAACTCGGGCGAGCAAGCAACTTATATTGCTCAACCGCCTGAGTATGCAAAGTGGGAGAAGGCAACTGGCAAGACGATTGGCGAATTAGGCGGGGTCTGGGACATTATGTTCTTGGCATATAACGCTATGAAACGCGAAGCGGCTGGTAAGCCAGTTAAATCTTTCGATGTGTGGATGGAGACAGTCGCCGATATAGATGTGGTGAATGAAAGCCCAAAAGCCACACAGCTGGAAGCCTAAATTACCTTCTAACGCTTCTGGCAATCGAGACGCGAATTCCTAAACAATATTGGGATGACGCGGAAGATGTTTTAACCGCTTTGGAGATATTGAAGGAGAGAAATGGTAACAAGTGATCCGATTACTTATAATCGCGCTGAGCTATCAGGTATTCTCAAAGCCTTTAAAGCAATGGATGAGCAAGCAGTTCAAGAAGCAAGAACTGAAAGTAGCGCGCTTGCAACCTACGCCGCCAATCAAATCAAAGTCAGCGCGCTGGGACGACAGGTCTCGGGTGCTGGTGTTCGGAGAGTCGCCGAAGGCGTCAGAATTAGCAAGTCATCCAAAATCGGTGAATTCTCATATGGCTTTGCATCTCAGAGGTTTTCTGGTGGCGCAACAACACAGAAGCTCTGGGCGGGTCTTGAGTTTGGAAGTAACCGCTATCGCCAGTTCCCCAGAAGAACTCCCAATCGCGGACGCGGCAATTCTGGCTACTTCATCTACCCGACACTTCGCAAAATTCAGCCTGAATTAGTGCGTAAGTGGGAAGAAGTTTTCGATACAATTTTAAAGAAATGGGGATAACAAATGGCTGGTAATAGAACGCTTAAGTTATCTATCCTTGCTGATGTTGATGACCTAAAAAAGAAACTGGGTCAAGGCGAAAAAGAAGTCCAAGGCTTTGGAGATAAGCTCGGAGAATTTGGCAAGAAGGCTGCAGCAGCCTTCGCGGTTGCAGCGGCAGCGGCAGCGGCTTATGCTGGCAAGTTACTGGTTGATGGAGTCAAAGCCGCAATTGAAGATGAGAAAGCCCAAGCCAAATTAGCTCGGACTTTGGAAAATACAACTGGCGCAACTAAAGACCAAATTAAAGCGGTTGAAGATCAAATTCTGCAAATGTCTTTAGCAACTGGTGTTGCTGATGATCGGTTGAGACCTTCCTTTGAAAAATTAGTTAGAGCTACAAATGATGTTGAAAAAGCCCAGAAATTACAGACATTAGCTTTAGATATAGCTGCAGGATCAGGTAAAGATCTAGATGCAGTAAGCCAGTCATTAGCTAGGGCCTATGATGGCAACACCTCGGCACTTAGCCGTCTCGGTATCGGCTTATCTTCTGCTGAGTTAAAGTCAATGAGTTTTGATGATGTTACTGCACAATTGGCTGAAACTTTTGGCGGTCAAGCTTCACTTCAGGCAGAAACTTTTAGCGGCAAAATTGCAAGGATGCAAGTGGCCTTTGATGAAGCCAAGGAATCAGTAGGTGCTCGATTACTTCCAATTCTTACCAATTTGCTAGATAAATTTAATAATAATTTAGCTCCAGCCATTGAGTCTATCCGCAAAAAATTTGAACCTTTAACAAAAGCATTAGATGAAAATAAAGAAGAATTTACCGCTATTTGGAACTTTTTAAATAAATACATAGTTCCCATTTTAACTGGTGCTCTAAAAACTGCGGTTAGCGGCATAGTTACTACTTTCACTGGTCTAGTTAATATCGTAGGAAAGGCAGTTACTTTTTTTGGAAATCTTTATAATGCGTATAAAAAGTTTGTTGATTTTCTAAAAAATAATCCGTTGAGCAAAGGTTTAGGAAATCTTAAAGATTTCGTAACAGGCGCAAGTTTTGAAACAAGTGATTTTTCAATGGCAGGTGCATCGTTCCAAGATATTACTGAAACGGGTAGTGTCTTAACTGGCGGCAACACATCTGGCCCCGGAACCTTCTTTGGCATTGATAAAGATATGGATCCAACCGAATACACAAAGCGCATTAAACAATTGGTAGATGCAGGAATTATTAGGCAAGGCGAAAGTTATAACACTTCACAGAACAGAGATCCTAATCCTAATGCTTATCAAAATTACATAGCAAGCATTACAGTAAATGGAGCTATAGATGCTGAAGGCACAGCCCGTTCAATTATTGATGTTTTAAATAACAGCACAAATCGAACTGGCGCTATTTCAACCCTAAATATATGACCGCTTGGAATCCCGTCTATCGAGTCAAAGTCAATGGCTCAACAGTAACTAGCGCCACTTTAGGCGGACTTACAATAAGTTCTGGGCGAACAGATATTTACCAGCAGCCGTTAGCTGGTTATTGCAGCCTTACCTTAATTGAAACTGCTGAAGCAGCAGTTTCTTATGAAATCAATGATGCAGTTACTATTGAAGTCCAAGATTCAACTGCCACCTATGTAAATTTATTTGGCGGCTTCATAACTGATTTAGGCATTACAGTTCAGACCTCTGGTTCAACTGCCACTAGCCAAAGAATCCAGATAACCGCGGTAGGAGCTTTAGCCAGACTGAACCGAGCCGTCTATGTTGGCAACTTTGCCCATCAATTTGATGGAGATCGCATTGAGGAACTTCTTAGCACAGTTCTATTTAATCAATGGAATGAAGTGCCATCAGCTTTGACTTGGGCAACCTATGAGCCGACTACTCAATGGCTCGATGCAGAAAATAGCGGATTGGGTGAGATAGATACCCCCGGAGATTATGAGCTTCACTCTGAAAATGGCTTGGACGATACGGTTTATAATCTTGCTTCTCGCTTTGCTACCAGCGGACTTGGCTATCTATATGAAGATTCGCAAGGTCGCATAGGTTACGCTGATTCAACCCATAGAGGTCAGTATTTAGCTATTAACGGATATGTCGATTTAGATGGCAATCACTCAATAGGCCCTGGACTTTCAATTATCAAGCGAGCTGGCGATGTAAGAAATTCAATAACTATTAGCTATGGATCTTCGGGCTCAGAAGTTACTGATCAGGATGCAGCTTCAATATCTGAATATGGCCTTCTCGCCTCTACCATATCGACCACACTTCGCAATCAAGGCGATGCTGAAGCTCAAGCAGCCTTCTATCTACTTATCCGCGCTTATCCTCAATTTGCCCTACGCCAGATAACATTCCCACTAGCTAGCGGTGAAATCGACAATTCAGATCGAGATAATCTTCTTGGCGTATTTATGGGCCAGCCTCTTAATATCATCAATTTGCCAGCCAATATGGTCGGTGGAGAATTCCAAGGATTTGTCGAAGGCTGGACTTGGACTGCCAGCCTAAATCAGCTAAACCTAACTCTAAATGTATCGCCTATTGCTTTCAGCCTTCAGGCGTTCAGATGGAACTCAGTCCCAGCGACCGAGACTTGGAATACAATAAGCCCTACTTTGGACTGGCTCAACGCTACAATAGTTGCATAGGAGAATAAATGCCAACGACAACGAATTACGGCTGGACAACACCAGCCGATACAGATTTAGTAAAGGATGGCGCAGGTGCCATTCGGACATTAGGTAGCGGGGCTGATACCACAGTTAAAGCTCTTAATCCAGGAACAACTGCTGGAGATGTTGATTATTATACGAGCAGCACAGCCAAAGCCCGAGTCGCAATTGGCACTAATGGTCAATTATTAAGAGTCAATTCTGGAGCGACAGCACCCGAATGGGCGCTAGGCGTTAATTTACAATTAAACGCCCAAACTGCTACTTACACAGTTGTCCTAGGCGATGCTTTTAAATTAGTAACGATGTCCGTTGCTGGCGCTAATGATTTTTCAATTCCAACAAATACAAGCGTTGCTTTTCCAATTGGATCAGTAATAAATGTTATTCAAATCGGTGCTGGTCAAACCACAATTAAGGCAGTCACTTCAGGCACTACTACGATCTCATCAACAGGAGCTACTGCCACAGCACCTAAGTTGAGGGCTCAGTATTCAGCCGCTTCTTGTATCAAGGTCGCAACCGACACTTGGTATGTCGTAGGAGATATTGAATAATGAGTTTAATCGGGATTATTGCTTCTAGTAAGCTTGTAGCAGTTGCTCCAAGCACCATTGAGCTTTTAGTAGTGGCAGGCGCTGGCGGCGGCGGTCGGGATAATTACTCAGTTGCTCGCGGTGCTGGTGGCGGCGGCGCAGGTGGTTATCGTTCATTTGCAAGTCAAGCTGTATCTGCTGGCATTTCTTATACTGTAACAGTAGGCGCAGGTGGGGCGGCTGGAACTACTGGTGCTGGAACTGCCTGCATCGGAACTAGCGGTAATACTTCAACTTTTGACACTCTTAATTCATCTGGCGGTGGCGGTGGCGGTGGCCACGATTCAGTTGGCGTTAATTATAATGGTGTTGCTGGCGGCTCAGGCGGCGGCGGCGCTAATCGTTTTAGCACCGGTGGATTCGGTGGTGCGGGTAACGCTGGAAGTTACTCTCCAGTTGAAGGTTATGCTGGTGGAGATGGAGAAGCAGGGGGAACATTTAAGGGCGGTGGCGGTGGGGGTTCGTCTGCTGTTGGAGCTACTGGCCCAACATCAACGGGTGGCGCTGGAACTGCCAACTCAATTTCTGGCTCATCAGTAACTTATGCTGTTGGCGGTAATGGTAATGCTGGCTCAACAAGTGGCGCAGCTAATACAGGTAATGGTGGAGATGGTAATAGTGGCACACCTGGAAATGGTGGCTCTGGAATTGTAATTATTTCTTACCCTTCAACTTTTGCTTTAGCTGCATCTACTACGGGCTCACCAACTATTACATTATCTGGTGGAAAACACATTTATCAATTTACTGCAAGTGGGAGTATTACTTTCTAATGGCACACTTTGCGAGAGTAGAAAATAACACAGTAACTGCCGTTTTAGTAGTTGCTAATGAATTAGAACATAGAGGCGCAGATTTTCTAGCCAATGATTTAGGTTTGGGTGGAACTTGGATACAGACCTCATATAACAACAACTTTAGAAAACAATACGCAGGCATTGGTTATACCTATGATGCCGTTAATGATGTCTTTATAGTGCCACAGCCTTTTGCTTCTTGGTCTTTAGATCAGAACTTTGATTGGCAACCGCCAACACCTAGACCTGAAGAAGGTTTTTGGTATTGGGATGAAGATAGCCTTAGCTGGCTAGAACAATCTTTATAGATTATGGCAAAACTATGTGCAGCAGGTATTCAGCTTCGGGAGCAAATCGATGACGATTATCCTGATCGCGATAGGAAGTCTGATGGCTGGATTGCTGACGCTCGTCACCTTGCTAAAGGCAGTTCTGACCATATACCAATCGATGGAATCGTTAGAGCTTTAGATATTGATGCTGACTTATCAGCTCACAAAGAAGAGGCTTACGCGCTAGTTGAGAAGATTCGCAAGTTAGCCAAGAAAGGCGATAAGCGAATCAAATACATAATCTACGATGGAAAGATTATGAGTCCAATACTGGGATGGAAGCGCCGCGCTTACAAAGGCGCTAATCCTCACCGGTCGCATTTTCATATTTCATTTACAACTTTGGGAGACAAAGATGGCAGTTATTTCAACCTCGAAGGAGAAGCTAATGAGCGACTTAAAGAAAATGGCAGAGAGCTGGGCAAAGACATTCCTAGCAACGGCGCTAGCGACCTATCTAGCAGTCGGCCTAGATGTAAATGCAATTGCCAATGCGGCTCTCGTATCAGTCTTGCCTAGCATCATTAACTGGCTAAACCCTAACTACGAAAGATACGGCAGACTCAAGTAATGGCGGCTACTGAGCTAGCAACCCTAGTAGCCTCAGTATTAGGATCTATTGCCTTACTGATTGCTGGACTTCGCTACATAATTAAATTGGAGAATATTCCAATAGTGTCGCGCCTCGATAAAATGGAGTCTCAGTTAGAATTGGCCCTAGCGAGAGGGGTCAGAAATGGCAACGCGA